CATGGTGAGCTTCTTCGCACTTACGATTCTGCTCCTCCACAGTAGCTAGACGGTCTGACAAACGAGCAACTTCTTCACGCAAGGTAGTGATTACTTGTTCCCATGCAGCACCAGTAACGTCAGCAGCATGATTGTTACGGTTATCAGCTTTGATCTTCTGGTACATAGCCCAAGCTCCAGCACCAATACCACCAATACCTACGACGAATTGTGAGATTAGGTTATCCATTATGCTGTACGTTTCCACATATAAACAGTAATGTATGGTTGCAAGTTAGCGTTAGTACCGCTAGAACCTTCTGTGCTGTTAGACACAGTAATACCAGTAGATGCTGAATTCGTAGAAATCTGAGAGCCAAATCCAGTCGTGTTCTGAGCATAACTCTGTGCAGACCCAGACGCAGAATGAGGACGATAGTAGAGTGCTGTTGAGTGCGTATGACCCGGATCAGTTACAGTCGCAGTATGCGTATGGCTTACAACAATCGCATCTTTAGAACCACCTGTTTCTTCAGCAGCATCAAATAGCGGATCAGAGCCATTGAAGCCGACCATGACTCGACCAGCACCAAAAGCTGCCCAAGTGCCAAAGCCTAACAACGTACCCGGATTGGTGTTATTCGTCGCGTTAATGTAGATAGAACCTACAGGATAAGCAGCCGCTAGAGCAGCCTGTACAAAGGCTGTAGTAGCAAATTTAGTAGTGCTATCGCCAAATGTAGCCGTAACACCAGTAGCAGTACCTGTAACCGTTAAATTACCACCGACAGCAAAGTTGTCAGCATCAGTACCGGATTGCATATCCTTAACCTGAGCCATTAGCTCTCGGATAGCGTTATTGATACCACTAGGCGCACATCCTTCAGCAATGTTAATCCCACCTATATCGGTGTTATTAGCTGCTGTTGCACTCCACTCGCTAACTTTATTCTTTGGCATGATTCACCTTTATAGCAATCCTGTTAATGTTCCAATAGCACCAGCACCGGGAACAGCACCGACAGGACGCTGCTGAGTCCTAAGACGGAGTTCCTGCAAAATTGCTCGTTGCTCAATAGGATCAGACGAAAATAGACGCTTCTGGAGTTCAGCAGAAGTCTCTCCGCTAATGCCCTTAGTCCTAGCAGCACCCTGACGTAATAGCTCCATAGCCGTACCAGTAAGCCCACCTGTGGCGTAACTCTGAGCCAATCCAGCAGCCTTACCAGTACCCTCGCTAGTAGCCAAACGCTCACCAGTCTGAGAGCCTCCAATAATGCCCTTGGCAGTCTTAGATTGACGCTCTAAGGCATCTACATACTGAACGAACTGGTTGTACTGGTCTTTATCGGTAAAGGCATAACGCATTAGGGATTTCTGCTTGTCGCTCTTGAAGATTTGACGAGCAAAGTCACCGCCTTTGAAGTTCTCTAAACGGCTATTTACGTCAGCCATCATACCAAGACGGAAAGCCTCTTTCTCAGAGTCATTCATGCCCTTTAGTTTGTTGAGAGCCTCTTTATACTCAAGTTTCTGATAACCCTGACCAGACTCAAAAGAACTTCTCAGACGCTCGTTATCAGCAAACTCCTTGTTTGCTTTAGCGTAAATAGGGTTCTTTTCTTTTATCAGATCGTTAAACTCTCTACGCACATTAGAGACATCACGACCGTAGCTCGTAACTTTGCCAGTAATCGTATCTGTTTCTTTTTCAACAATACGATCCAGACCAATCTTAATCTGATGCAAAACATCCGTAGGAACGAACTGAGCATTTCTTACCTGTTCTAGGTCAGGCAATGTCTCACCACGCACACCAGCACGTTTTACAGCCTCATCATAGGCTTGCTGGAACACAGGACGGTCAACATACTTACGGAAGTCTCTAGCATCTACAGCCTTGCTATAAGCCTGTGGATACTTGGCATTAGCAGCAGCTTTCTGATTCTGAGCCAAGAAATCAAGGTATTCGTAACCATTGACGTTCTTACCCAATCCAGCACGAGTTACCAAACCTTTAACAATATCGTTAGGTTGGTCAATCATTCTGGATTCTAGGAACCGTAGAGTCGAATCCTTCTTTGTTGAAGGTACGACATAAGCCGAGTACGCTAGGTCTTGTAGGCTCTTGCTAACATCAGCCAATACAGGACGAGGAACATTCAGACGCTCTAGCTCACTTAAGACATTCTGAGCCTCATCAATGGTCAGATTGTCTTTCTTTAGGGCATCAGCAATCAGTTTAGAAGCTGCTGTAGGCTGATCTCCAATACCAGAAGCAACTAGGATATTCTTAATCACACCACCAGCACCACGCAATGCTAGAGGAACTGAAGCACCTAAACCACCGCCGATAATCCCTGATGTCGTAGCACCACCAGTCACATCCTTTTCAGCAGTACCAGCACCACTTAGCGCACCTGTAACTGCACCTGTAGCACCACCTCTAACGACTTGCTGAGGAAATGTAACGCCACTAATAGCTTCCTGAACCGCTGGAGCAGCCTTACCTAGATACTTAAACGCAGCAAAAGGAGCCGCTAAAGCCCCTGTAACCTCAGCACCACCACCTAGAATCGGGTAATCCTGACGAAATTGAGTCTGCTGTTGACGCAATCTGTCACGCAATGCCTGATACTGCTCACCGCTGATCTGACCAGTCCTAAACGCAGCCTCTAGCTCGTCAGCAAAGCCAAACGTAGCACCTTGAGCTACAGAACGTACAGCCTCAGCAGAGCCGGTATAAGGAGTTTTCGGCATCATTACTGACGATTGCATTGAAGAATCATCAGCTACAGCATCTTTTTCCCATTCGTTAGCCATTATCGTTTTCCTTTGACTCGACGAACACCCTTAGAATCGATATAGGTTGCTCCGTTAGGAATGGCTCTGTAGTCAGCATCAGTAAAGACATACGGTTCAAACTTAGGAATATCTAGTTTTACTTCTGCTTCAGGTAATTTTGCATTAGTTCTGCGACGGTTAATTGATGTTTGATAATCATTTGCCGATCTTGTATTAACATCACGGACTCTAATAATTGCTTTTGCAGCATCTTCCGGAGATTCAGCAGATTTCAATTCATTTGTTGCCCTAACTGCATCACCTTCAGTCTGAGTACCTTTGTTTTGGCGTAAGGTTGCATTAACATATTCAATTCTCCAACGATCAAAATCGTTCCTAGCGACAACATCAGGATCACCAGAACCCATTGCGCTACGAACAGCAATACTAGCCCTTTCTTTTAGACCGAATGGGATCGTACCGTTAATGATGCTAGTGACGTACTTGTTTGCATCTCTAGCAAGATTAGCCGCTGATGTACCTAAATCGTAGTCTTCTTCTTCAGCCTTTTGAAGTGCTGGAGGAAGTGGTTTAGCCTCAGTTTTAGGCATAAAACCATCAACAGGCTTACCAGTCTGAGCATCAAGTACAGGCGATCCCGGACGAGTAGGCAAGAACACTAACCGACCTTGAGCATCTACAGTCGGCTTATTGTCATACATCGTCTTGCCTTCACCTGCTGGCTTACGAGCTACAACTTTCCATGATTGAGTAGCTGCATCGTATTGACGAGTAGTTCCATCAGCAAAATCTTTGATCTCTGGAGCCTTAGCACCAGTACCTTCAACAGGCTTAATTTCACCTGTAGCACTTTGCTGATAAACAATATTTGGAGGCAATCCAAGAGCAGAAGCCTCTTGGCTATTTAATATTTTCCCTTGCGGCTTTTCCGGAGCAGTATAAATAGGCTGACCTGTTTCAAGATCAACAACAGTATTCCCAACGACTGCGGTACTTTTCTTTTTAGAACCCGGAGCAGAGAACAAAACCTGACCTTGCGGGCTAATAACCGTCTGACCTTCACCAACGGTAATAGGCTTAGTTTTAGCTTGTTCACGCTCTGCAACCAGACGGAACGCACCAGCAGGATTCGTATCAAACTCGTCTGCTAGGTCTGGGTACTTCTGTTTCATCGCATTAATACCCGCGACTTGACGTTGCTGCAAGGATAACTGTTGCTGATTGATAATGTTTTTTAGACCAGACTCATAAGCCTGACCAGCACCACCAAAACCAGCACTAGCAGCAGACAGGATATTTTCTAATGCTGATCGACGATAACCTTGAGCAGACATCCCCTGAGCCAATGCAGACCCAAAGCCTAGCAATCCAGCTAGGTTAGCTCGTTTACTCAGAGCAGTAGACTGTTCGTCACCTAATAGACCTTTGTAGCCTGTTGGCACACCGCCAAAGACGTTAGGAATGTAATCTTCAATAGCCATACGTCACCTTAGATAAGTGTGATCTGCGGTTGTTGGAGCATAGCCATTTGCTGCTGTTCCACAGGAATTGGATTACCTCTCAACAATCCCGGAGGAGCCGCTGCTGCCATAGGTTGAGGCTGTGTAATATCTCGTAGCGCACTAGAACCTACCTGACCTACCATCGGGTTATCTCGATTAAACTGACCTACAGCCCGCAAACGATCCATCATCGTTACATCGGCAGTCATTGACGGAATCAGTCCTGTGCTTGCGTTAGTTGAAACAACTCCCGGCAACGTTGGGTTAGCCATTGGCAATTTATTAGCTACTTGCATTGACATAGTAGGAGTTGACATAACCCCACCTTGAACAGCAGGCAACGTAACTGTAGATGATGGCAATGCAGCACTCGGTAAAGCAGCTCCCGGAGTAGAACCAGTTATTGCTAGAGGAACACCCCCAGCCGTAGTACCCATAGCCGTAGCAGCAGGTTTCGCAACATTAGCAAAAGCACCACCAAAGCCACCTAACGCACCACCTAACAACGCACCCTGTAGAGGCTTTCTAGGATTAGTGACAGCACCTACGCCAGCACCAATCATCGCCATAGTGATCGGATCACCCATTATTTACCTCCCTGCGGAGTAGAAGTCGTTTTAGTCTCTAATGGCGCACCATAGAACACATTCGCAGCACGTTGCAATCTTTGTAACGGAATGTCTTGAGCAGCCAATCGACCCTGAATAGCCTGTTGCTCGTAACCTTCTCTACCTTGACCAACCTGAAGTAGACGCTGAATATCAGCATAGTCAGCAGCAGCCATTTGTGGCGCACCTTGAGCAGCAGCAACTTGTCTAGCTCTCTCAGCCTCAGCACTCGAATACGCTAGTTGACCGCCTTGTTCAGCTAAAGCACGAGCAAAGATGTCTTGAGCCGTACCAGCCTGCTGACCCATTGCAGCCGATCCATAACGACCAGAAGAAGCCGCCTTAGACTGTAGATTCTGAATATTCCGTGTGTACTGTTCACCCGCTAGACGGTTAGCTTGTTCCAAAGCCCCACCTAGAAACGGATTAACGCCACGACCTTCAATCGTAGCAAGTTGTTCAGCCTGACCAGCCCGTAGTAGTGGAGAGCCACCGATAGCCCGTTCCTGAGCCATCTGTAGGGCTTGCTGAGTCGCTGCTGAAGGAGATACAGCCAAGGTCTCAGGAGCCTCTGGCATAGCCTGATAACGACGTTTAGCCTCCTCTAAGCTATACGTTATAAACGGCTTAAAGTCCGGACTGATCTCTGTTTTACTCTCTTGAGTACCGCCGCCACCACCCATGTCACACCTCGCAAATCCATCGTCTAGGACGGAAACCGTATGCTCTCGCCCTTCTCTGCCATCCATGCCTATGACTCGAAAACGTCAGGTATTTCACCCCTGCTTGACGAGCCATGTCTTTTATGTATTTTAACCCTGAATCTACCAGTTGATAATCATTTTCTAACGTCCAAGCAGCCCATACATGAAGCTCTTGATCGATAGGCTGTAAGATAAAAAAGCCCTTAAAGTGGTTATCCTTCAGCACTACCCATAACATCGCCTTCTGGTTAAAACAGTCCGTGTAAACGTCCTCAACAATCCAGTTTTCAGGACTCCGAGTCTTTACCTTCTCTAGCCCCGGTTTAATAGTTCCCCACCAGTTCCTTAGTTGATCGACTGGTATGTATCGGAACTCAACCGACAACGATATATCCGTAAGTTTTGTCTGCTGTAGCATTTGCCCAATGTGTAATAGTTGCTTGACCTTGTTGCTGAGTAGAAACGTATAAGTTCGTTGTTGCTGATGGTGCTACATAATTCAATGTCGCAATAGCACTAGGAATAGCCGGTCTAGTCGGACTCGTACTCGTAGGATACTGCTCAATAGAAACACCTATATCAGATACTCGCCACATTATCTCAACATAGTCTCCAGCGTTCATTTCCATAAAGAAATTCATCGCAGCAATCAAGTGACTAGGATCACCTGTGCTTTTCCTCGCTGGCATCGAGAACCGGCTGTTAGACCCTGCTACGTTAGTTCCGTTCTTCCTAAACCAAATATCCGTATCCTGAGAGTCGTTCGTCGTATTCTTCAGCTGAATAGAAAACTGAATATTGTAAATTCCATAATTCCTGACATTAAGACGAGAACTATTAGAAAGATAAACTCCATTGCTATAGTCTGTCGTATCAAACGTAACAGCATAGGCAGTTGTCGTATTAGCAGCAGTCTGGTCTGTGGAGTCCTGAAACGCTCCGTAAGGTGCTGAATCAGCCTCAGCAGCCGCAGATAAGGGTACGAAGAAAATAAGGCTGTCAAAGCCTATACGGTCATCGTAAAGGGTAGTGCTAGTAGCGTTCCCTGTGGCTAAGGTAATCTCTCCGGTGTTATTCGTTTTGCCATTCATAGCACCACGAACAACCTCAGCAACCTGCCTCTGGTCTGCACCAAATACAGGTAACGTCTGGAATTGAATCCTTCTGGTCATCGATTACCCTGTTTCACAACGTCAACGTCCATGCCTACCGCAGTAGTCCAGTTAGCCCCTGTCGGAGTCAACCGTAGTCTGTGGTATTCCCCATTAGACCGAATAGAAACACGGTTCTCAGCATCTGCTGGAACATCTGTATAGAACTCTACCTGCTCAGACAATAGATCACGGCTAGCAACCGCTACAGAGGCACTACCACCGTCTACAGTCGGTCTAACCAGCATGACAGTAGAACGACCTATATCGATGTCTCCTGTCGTTATCTGAGCCGTTTTAGGCTGTCCTTGGAAGGCAATGATCTTTGAGCCTGAAACACCCGCAAACAATAACTGTCCACCAGCAAATACCCTTGAATCCAACGGAATATCTAAGGCATCAATGTTGTTGTTATAGTTATCAACCTGCTCTAACGTCGCTGAA